GCATAAGTGCGTAGCATAAGTGTACACGTGAGTGTGCATGAGCTTGATTGCCGCAGAGGCAATTGAGTTAGCACAAGTTTACTTGTGTGCTTGAGGGGTAACACGAAGGTGTTGCCCTTAAAAAAAAGGTGAGAGGCTCCGTGTAGAAGCCCCTCAGGGGAAGATCTAGTATAAAGGCTTAAAAGTCGCCTTCATTAACATCATCGGTGTCATCTTCACCGAACGCTGATAAGTGGTTGAAAGGGGCTATGTGGTCTAACACTCGAATAGTTCGAATATTATAATACACTTCCTTTTTTACTCTAACAACGTTAAAGAGGAGGTCTACTAGGGTACCCTCTCCTAACTCGCCCTTATCAAAGGGTTTCAACGCTTTAGTCACCACCTCTATGCCGCCAGTGGGATCCCCATTGGGATATGTGGCGTTTTGGTTGAGCCAAACGGAACCATCTTCGTTTGACTTGCCTTTGGTCACTAGGTCAAGCCCATGACCACTTACTAGCAGAGTGTACTGCCCACCGAATGAACGGTACACTGGCTCGATGGTCCTAGAATTGATGATTGAACAATTCCGAACCACATGAATCTCTTGCTGCTTAGATACTGCTTTTGCTTGTGACATAGGTCACTCCTTTTGGTTTAGAGATTACCTCAGGGTAATCTTTGTTTTTTAAGGCAATCAAGTAATCTTGAAAGCTACTGGGGGCGCGATAGCGACCTGCGTCGATGGTCTGATATTGTTGAAGTCAAGATGATTTGGTTTTAGATGAAAGTTAACCAGCTATTTCCCAAAGTACACTGAGATACTACCTTGATTGTATTGCCACTACACTAGCCCCTGAGGTTATCCTCCTTGGGTATTGTGGTAGATATATAGATGTTCCTTGGGATACTTTTGGGTATCCCAAGGGACCCCTTGGTACTACGAGTGGATAATCCTCCCTTCTATGGCTCTAGGTGGACTCCTTTTGTATCCCTAAGGTTAGTTTGGATGATCCCCTTAGTATTCCTACGGGATACTGAGGGTGTCTAAGGGATACCCTAGGTATCCTGAGGGATCCCCTTGGGGATCTTGGGGGGTACCGAAGTAATGAAGGTACCCTGTATATCAAGGGACTTACCCGTGTATCCCCTAGATAAACTTCTGTGAAACCCTTATATCTTTTAAGTACCTTATAGGAACAATACATATAATCTTTTAAGTACCTTATAGGAACACTAGTGAGTAGCTAGGGTAGTACCAGATACTGGACACGGTAAGGTACTACCTTAAGAGATACGAGGGGGTCTCTGAGTAGCTACATCACTGTACTTGTATCTAATATATATAGATATAACAGTCAGACACCCCCCTCAAGAGTAGTAAGTTAAGTACTTATAGGTTCTTAAGGATACCTAAGGTTAACTACTACTGCTATACCTTCTTATATACTAGGGAGTTCCTTAGGGATACTATAGGTACTATAGGTCCCTTAGTAGTACTATGAGGTAACTACTCTTTTATTTATTTTGTATTGCTTACAAACCCCTCATGGCAGGGGTTACCTAAACGTAGTCTTGGAGGACTCCCTTTGGAAACTAAAATAACCAATAGACAGAAGCTGGCTTTAGCAATAGAAATTCAGAAGCGTAAGGATCTCGTAAGATACGAGGGGTCCTTCCAAGACTTCGCTAAAGAACAGATCCGTATATTACCAAAAGATGCAGGTAGGGGTTTTATACCCTTAGAGTTTAATGCAGCTCAACAGATTGTAGATGATGCAATAGAAAAACAATTAAAAGAAACAGGTAAGGTACGCGCTATTATACTTAAGGCAAGGCAGATGGGTTTATCAACTTACTCTTGTGGACGTGTATACTGGAAGTCGTACCTTACACCGTTTAACAAATCAGTTGTTATGGCACATGACTCAGCAACGTCTGATGCACTCTTCTCCATGTCACGTAATATTATACAAAACATGAAGCCAGAGTTTAAACCTGTGCTAAAGAAGTCTAACTCTAAGGAGATTGGGTTTGAACACAATGACTCAGGGTATCGTTTGTACACAGCAGGTTCCCCTGAGGCAGGTCGTGGAACCACACCAACTATTGCTCACTTATCTGAAGTTGCTTTTTGGACTCATGATGCAAAGATTCTTGCTGGTTTATTCCAAGGTATCTCACAAGCTGACGGTACGGAAGTAATCCTGGAGTCCACAGCCAATGGCGTGGGTAATGAGTTTCATAGATTGTGGAAGGGTGCTGTAGCTGGAGAGAATGAATATATCCCCATATTTGTTCCGTGGTTTTTAATGCCTGAGTACAGACGATTTGTATTAGAGCCTGAGGTATTCTCAGATACTATTACAGAATCAGAGGAAGAGTTACAAACACTACATGGATTAGATATTGAACAGTTGTACTGGAGGCGTCTTAAGATAGCCGAAGGGGGTATGGATAAGTTTAAACAAGAGTACCCATCTACAGCCAATGAAGCATTTATAGTTTCAGGATCTAACGTATTTGACACGGGTAAGCTATTAAACACGCAACCAGAGATTTGTGTTAAAAGACAAAACTTCAGTATTGAATCATGTACGTTTGACGATCACAGGGAGGGACACCTTGAGATCTTTAAGTACCCTAAGTTTGACAGTAACTTTATAATAGGTGCTGACTGTGCTTTAGGGGTTGGACAAGACTACTCAGCAGCAGTAGTCCTTAATGCAGACAGAGAAGTCTGTGCTGTTTATCGGAATAATAAAATCGATCCCACTCAATACGGAGATCTTTTATTCTATTTAGGTAGATACTACAACAACTCCCTGCTTGCAGTGGAATCTAATTCCTTAGGTATAGCAACACTAAACCGATTAAAACAAATGGATTACGTGAACTTATACCATCAAACTAAAGTAGCTAATGTATCTAATGAGGAAGGTACTCGTCTGGGTTGGAGGACTACCCAAGCTACTAAGCCAATGATCATAGGGCATCTTAAGAACGCAATAGAGAATGATGATATTTCTCTTGCCTCCCCCATTATCATACAAGAGTGTATGAACTATGTGGCTGATGCCAGTGGTAAAACAAATGCTATCTCAGGTTGTCATGATGACACAGTAATAGCAACGGCAATAGCCTTAGAGGTACTCCGTACTCACGGAGGTAGGTTATCAACGACAAAAGTTTCTTTTAGGAACCAATCGTTTATAACTGATGATACCCAGTGGCTTTAAAAGTTTCCCATAGTCCTCCACTATGAAAGACGTTTGTTATGGTTTCTTCGCGTATCGGGAAAGATAAGTAATGAAACCACCTAATTTTAATAGATTGATTTGTAGGGTGTTTACCCACATAAAAGAGGTGTCATAGATGGCAAGTAATAATGAAGATGGATACAAAGTTGCAGTATCCGATGAGGACCTAACAACACTCCTCGACTACAAGTTAGCACAGGCTAGTGCTAGTTTCCTAGATACCTCAGAGCTATCTGATGAACGTCAGAAGTCAACCTATGAATACGCGATGATACCCCAAGGCCACTTAAAGCCACAAGGCGTATCTCGTATTGTGTCCTCAGACACAGTTGAAGCAATTGAAGGTTACACTGCAATACTCTCAGAGCTATTGTTTGATAACAATAAATTAGCAAAGTTTAAGTCTTATGATCGTACTCCACTGGCATACCATAAAGCTACTGCAGCATCAGAGCTGTTAAACCACTGTTTGTTTACTAAGAACCGTGGTTGGTCAGTTCTTAACACATGGCTTAAGTCAGCACTTATGTGGAAGCTAGCTGCAGTTACATGGACATATGCATCAGAAGAAACTATTTCTTTTGAAGAGTACGAAACAATTGCTAGCACTGCACTAGATGTGCAACTATCAGACCCAGAGATCACTACAACAGGTGATATCTATTTAGATGAACAATCAGGTAACTACCTTGATGTACGACTTAAGCGTACAAAAGTTACCAACAAAGTTGTTGTATCACCAGTACCACCTGAGACCCTAAGAGTCGGAAGAGGCGCCACAGGTATACATGATGCATCCTTTGTAGGTTTTGAAGAAGAGATGACAAGATCCGAAATCAGAGAACGTTGGCCTGACAAAGCTGAAGGTGTTGATTGGTCTACTGTAGAAAGTAATACGCATTACGCGTCCGAGCTTAATACAGATTCCCTTGCACGTAAGCAAGCTATCGGTACAACCTTGTTATTAGGTTCAGGTGATGACAATCAACTAGAAGCCACAGAGTCTGCTGTAGTACTCCGCTGTTGGGTATATGTAGATCGTGACGGTGATGGTATCGCTGAACTAAAGTATATTGTTCGTGTAGGCGACACTATACTAGAAGAAGAAGACGCAGATCATATTCAAGTAGCAGCCTTTACACCGTTTGAAATACCATTCGAACTTGAAGGTTTATCTATGTCAGATATGGTTAGACCTTCTACATTGGCATCTACAGCTATTTTACGTGGCTTTGTTGAGAATACATACTTGACAAACTATGCACCTAAGATTGCAGACCCCAATGTAGTCGACTTCTCTGCTTTACAAAACATGAAGCCTAAGCAGATTATTGCCTCTAATGGTAACCCACAGGGTGCAGTTGCATCTTTACCACCAGAGCAAATATCAACAGGAACTGTCCCATTACTTCAGTTCTTGCAAGGTCACAAGGAACAAGCCACGGGTCTGTCTAAGGCAGCCCAAGGACTTAACGATGCTTTATACGTGTCTGGTAATTCAGAAGCTAAGGTGTCACAAGTGCAGTCAGCTGCACAAATACGCATACAATTTATTGCTCGTAGATTCATGGAAACTGGCGGTCGGGAACTCCTTGAAGGTATCTACCGTACAATGCAAAAAGAAATGCGTGGTGGGTCTGTAGGGGCATATACAGGAAATGCAAGGTATCTCGATGTGTTAATAAATGATTTACCCGGAATTGAATTTATGTCTGTGGAAGCAGATGTTGGCGATGCCAGCAATCAGACCCAGTTACAGAAGTTACAAATGATAGGCCAACAAATCCTGCCAGCCCTTCGGGACGCTGGTGCAGGTGCTGTTGTAGCACCAACTGCAGCTTCAACTATTGCAGTACAAGCGTTTGATGCTTTAGGTTTAGACCCTCTTGATTATCTTATTGATATCAACACAGATGAGTTTAAAAAGAAAGCAGAAGAAGGTCAAAAGAAAGATCAAGAAGCTCAGGCGAAAGCTACAGAGCTTAAAGAGTTGACAGCGAAGTTAGAAGTAGATTTACAACAAGCTAACATTGACTTCACAAACGTACAAGCCCAGAACGCCATTCAGGATAACCTAAAACAACTTATGGTTGCGTTAGATAAATCCGAACAAGAATGGTCCAAGTTAGCCTTAGAAGCTGGAAAGGAACAGCAAGCCATGCCAACTAAAACTAACATTGATGTACTATATGCAAAAGCACAAACACTTGTAGCTGATGTTATGACTACAACTGCTGGAGCATCTGGAGCATCCAAATCAGCTTTACCTCAGGAACCTCCAATGGATGGTATGCCCGGTTAAGCGATATAGGGGGTGATACTGTATCTAAGCTGCTTGGGGTCTCAGCTTTAAATTAAGACCCCTACCTAACCTAGTACAAGAGATATAAAAGATGAAGAAGTATAAACCGGGTATTGACAAGAAGGTCAAGCCACAGCTTCAATCTGATGGGACATATCGACCCGGACCTTTCTCTGATGCTCAAACAGCTTTAGGTAAAGCTACTTTTTCTAAGAAAGAAAGAGATGAGTTCTTCACAGAAGCGTACGGAGATATACTTTCAGATCTATTTTTAAAATGGTTAAACACTGAGTCTCACTGCACGAAAGAGAGAGAGTATTTATACCACGTAGCAATGGGCTTAGGCTCAGTAAAAGAACGATTGATTAAAATAGAAACTTATGGATTCAACCAAGAATTTATTGATCAATCACATTTAGAAGATGAGGAACAAGATAATGATTCCAACTAATACACTAGACGAGTTAACGAGAGCTGAGTATGACTTACAGCGATCACAGGTATCCTTAATACGAGAAATCGGTAAAGGAAATGAGAAGAGCCGATTACATGCCAACACCCTACAGGCAATGTCTTCTGCACTCATTCTAGTAAAAAGTCTTATTGACAACCACGCTGACAATGTACCTGTTGTACAAAAAGCTAAGGTTCAATCAAATAAGAAAGTAAAGTAAACGAGGACTAACAGGGATAATAAATTATGAGCAACGAAAACATTCCAGCGTCTACCTCCACAGGAGATGACTCTGATTTCAATGCTGGTCAACAACCACAGAATTTTGATGACATTCCAGTACCGATGGGGCCTATGGCAAAACATCTTGGTATTGAGACTGATCTACCAGAAGATTCTGAAGAAGGTGACCCGGAAGATTCTGTAGATGAAGTACCCACTGAAGACGATACAGATGAAGACGATACACTAGATCAAGAAGATGACACTTCAATTGAAGAAGATGGAACAGAGGATGATGATGAATCTACCCAAGACTCCGACTTACTCACAGAAGAGGATATTGATTGGGACTATAAAGTGCCAGTTAAGATCGATGGGGTTGAGCAACACTTAACTCTTGAAGAACTCCGTAAAGGTTATGCGACAGATCAAAGCTTGTCTAAAAAGGGAAACAAGATTAGCGAACAAAGGAAAGAGTTTGAGACTGAACAACAGTCACAACTTGATGACTTACAAGGTATGGCTACATTACTACAAGAACAACTTCAAGGTGAAGAAAACGAACTTGCAGCTGAGTACCATAGCTTTGATGAAAAGATTAAGGAAGCCCGTAAAGAGGGTAGTACTTATGAAATCACAGAACTGAAAGATCAACGTGAAACTGCTCAAGAAGCTTACTGGACCGCTCGACAAAAGCGTGAAGGTTTGACTGCTGCTGTGCAAGAGAAACAACAAGCCCAGCTTGAACTTCAAAACCAGCAGACATTTGCAAAGTTTAACACTGATATTGCACAACTTGTCCCATCTTTTGTGGAAGACGCAGAAGCTATACAACAGTTTGCATTAGATGAGGGAATCCCAAAAGAACTCCTTCCACTCATTGAAGATGCAACTATTATCAAATTTATTGATGATTACCGTAGGCTAAAGCAGAAAGCCACTAAGGGAGCTGTTAAGCGAAAGGCAGCGCCTAGAGCTAAATCAGCACCTATTAAAAAGGGTCTGACTAAGAGTGCACAACAAGGTAAAGTAAATACCGCAGTTCGTAACAAAGTCCTTACAGGTGAAGGGTCTGAGAGTGATCAATTAGATTTCCTCAAGAACCTATCCAAGTTCCGCTAATCCTTAACTTTTTATTTTATCTATAAGGAATATTTAACATGGCTGGACGTAATTTTACAACAGGTGGCCCTAAGGCTGCTGCTGGTGCTAATGGAATGAATGTATCTGAGCGCGAAGATTTAGCTAATTTCATTAGTTTGATCACACGTGATGAAAGCCCATTCTACTCTTCAATTGGCAAAACAAAATCTAAAGGCATTCTTCACGAATGGCAAACAGATGAATTAGCTTCTCCCGGAGCGAATGCGGTAGCTGAAGGTTCAAGCTTTGCTACTGTAGACGGTGCTCAGGTTGCAGAACCTCTACGCACTCGTTTAGGTAACTACACTCAGATCAACTCTAAGACTGTTGAAGTATCTGGTTCTAAGCGCGCAGTTGACCAAGCTGGCGTTGCAGACGAGTATGCTTACCAGTTGAAGAAGCGTGGTACTGAGCTTCGTCGTGACGTTGAGCATGACCTAGTACACAGCTGGAACCCATCTAATGGATCTGGTACTCGTACTATGGGTGGCTATCAGTCGTTCACTAACGTAAACGTAGTTGTAGCTGGCGCTGCTGCTGGTTACGTTGCACCTAGTGCTACTGGTGCAGGTACTGTAGGTACTATCGTACGTGGTGGTTCTGATGCTAACTTGGCTGCTCTTGAGCTAAGTGATGTTGATGATATCATGCAAAGCATTTATCAAGAAGGTGGTAAGGCCACTACAATGATGTGCTCTCCATCTAACAAGCGTAAGTTCTCTGCTAAAGCACAAGCTGCTGATAGCAACGTACAACGTAACATTGATGACAGCGGTAAGCTTCGTCAGTCTGTTGAGATGTATGACTCCGACTTCGGTGCTATCCGTATTGTACCAAACTACATCATGGGTTTAGATCACAACACTGATGGTACTGGTGCTGCTTCAAACTCTAAGGACTTCTCATGTCTTGTATATGATCCACAGTGGTACAACATTGCTACTTTGCGTCCTTTGCATGAGACAGAAGTAGGTCAAGCAGGTGACTCTACTATTGGTCAGATTGTTGAAGAATGTACTTTAGAAGTTCGTAACCCTAAGGGTTGTGGCTTGATTGTTGGTTTAGCTGGTTAACCACTAAGCTACATAAAGGGGGTCCTTAATAGGGACCCCTTATTTTTTAAGGAGGACACTGTCATGGATTTTAAGTCCCAAGACAACAACAAACATAGCTTTAATGTTAAAACAGATCAAAGTAAGTTTTCCCTTGATCAAGACATTAGTGCATACCGAGAGTACGCTAAAGAGTCGAGAGACCTTTACGATAGTAAAAGTGAAGCTGGTAACAGGTACCGCTCCTTTGCAATAATACCAGATATTGTTGCTATCGATATCCTTACGAAGTACCAGATAGATATACATGCTACTGACTTTATGGGTGACAAGAAATTAGTTAATAAACTTAAAAGCATTATAATCTCCGAGTATCCAGACCTACTTACGCACGGTCACTCTCGTAGAAAAACATAAAAGAGGATACCGTATATGTCAACTCCAAAGTACACTGCATTAGTAGCTAAAGTGCGAGATTGGGCTAACAGAGATAGTACAATACTCAGTGACACCTTAGTCTCTGATTTTATAGATTACTCTGCAGACCTTTGCTACAGAGAACTTCGCATACCTCCTTTGGAGTTTACATATCAATATGACGCTGCTGAAACTGCAGGTGAAACAGTACTGCAGATACCTCCAAATTTGAGTGAGATAATAATGTTCAGGGTTAAAGACAGTCAAGGTAACTCTTATGTTTTTGACAACAAGCTTGACATCAGGTCTTTCTCAGATAAGAACACAGCTAAAGGACGAATGTCTTTTACCAGAAAGGGATCAAACATAGAGTTCTTCCCTGCATCAGCGGTAGGTGACGTTTATGAGCTGCACTACTATCGCAGGTTGTTTGATATGGATGCAACTTACATTGTAAACCAAAGTAACATTACTGCAGGTAACACAGCAATAGCTGCTGCTGCAGATTCAGGAGCTGTTCAGTTCCCTGCTTCTGGCTCAACTACTTATGTAGTAACAGTGGATAACGTGGGGTCAGGTAATAAATACTATATTGACGGATCTTCACAAGCTACTCTTAACCTTATAGAAGGTAACACTTACATATTTAATCAGTCAGCATCCAGTAACAGCAACCACCCCTTACGATTCTCAACTACATCTAATGGTACACATGCTAGTGGAAGTGAGTACACCACAGGTGTTACAGTTGTTGGGACTCCCGGAAGTGTTGGGGCATATACTCAGATAGTTGTAGCTGCCAGCGCACCTGTTTTATATTACTACTGCACAAACCACAGTGGAATGGGTGGAACAGCTAACACTCCCGTACCTGCTTACTACACAGGAAATGAAGTCTACAACTGGTTACGAGATGAGAACGAGCGTGTACTTCTTTGGGGTGCACTGCATCATGCATTTGAGTACCTTGGTGATGAAGCACAATCAATGAAATACTTTCAAAAACAAGCACAAGGTGTGATTGAATTAAATAGAGCCGAGCAGAGGCGCAGAACATCTGGAGCTTCCAATAGGGTCACTTATGAAGTGTCCGAGTTATTATAAGGAGTTAAAGGATGGCAATTACATATACTTCAGGACCAGATCCCTTAGTTTCAAAAACCTCCGAAGGTGGAGCGTTTAAAGCAGAAGGGTTAACTGAGCTAGCAAATGCTCTTACTTCAGCCAACCTAGCTAAGCTTTCTGAAATAGCAGCAGAGGCGTCAAAAGCCGCAGCTTTGCTTGCACAATCATCAGCACAAACTTCAGCTAGTACAGCAGCAACCAGCTTAGCTTCTATAGGTGCGTCAGAAACTAATGCATCTAACAGTGCTACAGCAGCAGCTAACAGTGCCACAGGGGCGGCAAGTAGTCTGGCTGGCATTGGATCATCAGAAACTAATGCAGCTAACAGTGCTACCGCAGCATCTGGTAGTGCTACTTCTGCAGCATCCAGTGCAACCCTAGCTACCACTAAAGCAAGTGAAGCGTCTGCATCTAAAACTAATGCTGCCACTAGTGCAGCTAATGCAGCCACATCTGCCTCAGGGGTTACTGCTAGTGCTTCTGCAGCAGAAACTGCAAGATTAGCCGCAGTGGCGCAAGCTGTTATAGCGTCTACTCAAGCTACAAATGCATCAACCAGTGCATCAAACGCAGCTACAAGCGCAACAAGTGCAGCAACAAGTCTATCTGGTATTGGAGCTTCTGAGACTAATGCAGCTAACAGTGCTACTGCAGCGGCCAACAGCTTAAGCTCAATAGGGTCTTCAGTATCTGCTGCCTCTACTTCAGCTACTAACGCTGCAAACTCAGCATCTAGCAGTGGAGTATCGGAAACTAATGCATCTAATAGTGCAACTTCTGCAGCAGCATCCTTAAGTACATTCCAAGGAATATTTTATGGATCCTTAAGCACTGAACCAACAACAAACATAGCTACAGGTGACTTGTATTTTGATTCGTCAGCCAGTGCTATGAAGGTTTACAACGGAAGTAATTGGCAAGTTGTAGCAGCAGCTATTTCTAGCATTAATAATTCTTCGTGGTCTGGTACAGACTTAGCTGTTTTAAATGGGGGAACTGGAGCATCTACTGCTGTACAGGGCCGTATTAATTTAGGTCTTCAGGTTGGTACAGATGTATTAGCACCTAACGGTGATGGTTCAAACTTGACTAACTTACCTTCTCAAGACGATTCTGCCATTGCAATGTCAATTGCGTTAGGTGGATAAATGCGTTTAAGAACATAGAGGTTTAATATGAATAAAATAAAGAGAGGTCTAAATGGCAAACGCATTTAAAAATAAAGGTCTGAACCTTACAGATGCTATGCAGACAATGTACACCACGCCAGCTTCTAAGGAGTCCGTGATACATTCCGTTTTCCTAACAAACATAACAGATGGGTTTGAAGGTTTTGTATCCCTAACTGTACATGATGTGTCTGCAAGTCAAGACTATGTAGTTCTTCACCGAGCACCTGTAAGACCGGGTAGTACTCTGACTTTTGACAAACCAATTAATTTAGAAACTGGAGACAGTATAAAAGTCTCAGCTTCTGATAACAACTTAATGACTGCTTTTCTAAGCGTACTGGAGGTTAGCTAATGTCTTATCTTGGAACTCAACCTAACGATCAGCCTAGTTACAGCCATCAAACTTTTTATGGTTTTAAGCTTGAAAAGTCTACAGGAAATTTGACTGTACATGTAATTGATGAAGGTGCAGTTAAACTACCTGACAGTAACATTATAGACGACGATGATTATAAGGACCACTTCTGGTCACAAAACAAACTAACGTACCAATGGGGTTCCAATGGTCATATAGAGGTGGTATACAAATGAGTACAACTATTGATTTAGGTAAGCTACGGTTTAACTGGGTAGGGGAATGGGCATCTAATGTCCAGTACGAATCCAATGATTTAGTGCGGCATGGTGGAGATGTCTATGTGTATATCTATGCACTAAAGACTAGCGGTCAAGCTGTTACAGAATCAACATATTGGGCTTTAGTACAGGAAGGTCTTTCTTGGAAAGGCGAGTATGTTGCAGCTACTGCGTATAAGCGGCATGAGGTTGTTCATCACGCAAACAACGCATACGTTAATATTTTAAGTGAACCATCTGCAGGTAATGCTCCACCAAATGCTACATACTGGCAGCTACTTGCTACTGGTATTAAGTTTGAAGGTGAGTACAACAACGCAACTGTTTACCAAAAAGACGATATTGTTTACTACGGTGCTAACACTTATATTTGTATTGTCAACTCTCCCGGTGGAAACTTACCTACCGATGGGACATACTGGTCTACATTTTCTCACGGTATTCAATGGGAAGGTATTTATAACAACGGAACTAGCTACCAGAAAGATGACGTAGTCACTTATGGCGCTGGTGTTTACATTGCTAAGTTAGACACAGTGGGTAATCTACCTACCGATGCAAGTAAATGGGACGTTCTTACAAGTGGAATTAAATACACTGCTGCTTGGGATACTTCTAAATCTAACTACAAGATCCATGATGTTGCTACCTTTGGCGGTAATGCATATATTGCAGTTGCAGACAACCCCACAGCTGGAAGCGCACCCTCAGTTAACACTGCTCAGTGGGACGTACTTTCGTCTGGTATTCAGTTTGAGGGTCAATGGGTCGTTGGAACTACTTATCAACCAGATGATGTTGTTGTCTATGGAGGAAGTACCTACATAGCTCGCATCATAACTACAGGTGATTTACCAGATTCTGTTGCAGCTTCTTGGGAAGTGCTTGCTTCAGGTCTAAGAGGACGCGGTCAATGGGCAACATCTACTGCTTACCTTGCAAATGATATTGTTTCTTATGGCGGTAAAACATTTAAAGCTTTACTTACTCATGCATCTACTGTTCATGCAACAGACCTTGCAGCAAGTAAATGGGAGCAATTCTCTGGTGGTCTTGATTGGAAAGGAAACTGGACAAC